TGATTGGGTCTTACACCATATTTTTGAAGTTCTCTGCGTATCTCTGTTAGGATAAGTTGCTTTAACTTATTCTTACCACCAACAGCTTTAAGAGAAGGTGCCCATACTGGCCTTGGAGGAATCCTACCATCACTGGATCCAGATTCCAACATTTTAGCAAGCTGGTTTAGTGTTAATTTTTTCTGAGAAGATCTCCTAATTCCAATAGGCAATCCTATTAGAACTCTCGATTTATACCTATATAACCCAACTGACCTAGAATAAAGGCCAGTCAGGTTATAAATAGGATGTTGTCCGTATCTTTCTATAGTAGCTTGGGATAACGGTTGCCAAGTTACCCCACCACCAACTGGAGGTATACCCAGGGTTAATGACTTTTTAACGATTGATAGTAAAGTTCTTGAGAACTTATCAACGGCTCTATCATACCCTATCTGCATACTTTTACCAAGGTTACTTACTAAAGCTTCAACCGTTTGCCATTCACCATTTAGCTTTACTTGAAGAACCAAGTCGGATATTTTAGGTAGGGTGATATTAACCGTTCTTGCCATTGTTAAAAGTGTTTATCGTAAAAAGCTTTCAGTTCCGTATATGCAGTTCTAATTACACCATCCTTATGATAGTGATACTCTCCAGCATATCCCTCTACTCCACCTAATTTGTTTGCCCATTTCTCTGTCCAGAATTCGTAGTAGTTATTATTCCTGTTATGGAATAGGCAATGTAAACCACTACACAATCCTATTATGGGTAAATATAATGGCCCAAGTATTCTAGACTGTATGCAATGACCAAACTCATGATCATAAGCAGGTTCCTTTAACCCTGAATATTTAGAAAGAAAGATATAGTTTCCTAAACTTACACCACCATTCATTGTAGGAGCTACATAAAAAGCAGTGCTTCTTTGTTTAAGGATCCTTTTCTCTCCTCTTAGTATAATCATATATACTAAGCCTACCAAATTTTGAGGTAGTTGCCAAATGTACAAAATGATATGTACTAGAATATGCAATAACTTCCCTAACTTAGTTTTATGGGAATGCTCTTCTAAAACACTAGACATTGCTTATTTCTCCTCTAATTCTGCCTTTGCTTTTATCTTGAGATAATGCGCAAAATATCCGGCAATGAAATACACTATCGGATAGATAATAAGCAAGATAGCTACAAAACCGTTATCTAACCATCTCCAAATACAAGAGAAAATTATTACTGAGGCTATTAGCAATGCTACATACAGCCATCCAAGTTTTGATATTTTCATAAGGCTTTTGTTTTAGAAAATGTATACTCCACCATCGTAGAAATTAAATAACTCTGATCTATTTACTGATCCAGTGATAACCAAGTAGTATACATTGTTATCACTATTTGGTACATTAGTAAATTCTGTAGAAGAACCAACTCTTACATCTCCATCTTCATAAGTAACACTTTTCAATAATTGAGTTCTTGCCTTATTATAAATGGATATTGTAGTTTCTGTACCTGGAGAATGAGGAGAAATACCCACAGTAAAATCTATGGCAACTTTTGAAGGAGTTGGTGGTTGTACACTAGCACTGGTTACATACTTTAAATACATAACCACTTTTTTGTTGGTATCCATACCAACTATAGTATCACCTATATTTTCTTCTGTATCAGAATCGAATGTTACCTCTCCAATCTTACCATTGTATCTCTCATAGAACTCTACTACTGCATTACAATCCTCGAAAGTAGCTTTTGTACTTGGTCCTAGATTTACCTCAAGATCATAGGGATATGGTTCACCTTTCTTTAACTCCATACCTATGAAGCTGGTAGTATATAAATCTTCTAAGCTGAATCCCCAATACGGGTTCTGAATAGAACCGTCTGGGAATGTATTAGCAACAGATTTAGAAGTTAATACACCATCAAGTAAACCTATCCTGTATATTAAGGTATCACCGTAATTAACTTTAATACTACCACTTATTGTGTTAGTACCAAAATGATCTTTATCTATATTTAATCCACCTAAGAATGTATCAGTAGCAGTACCATACTTTCTCAAATAAACTCTGATGTTTAATACCCAATTATTTTCTGACTTAACTGATATCATAGGGGTTATATTCCCCTCAGCAGATAACCTACTAGTAATTACATAGGGATCATTACTAAAAGGTACATTTACAGTTCTTGAAGTAAGTGGATTTTCTGGATTACCCTGTATTATGGATAATCCCATACCAGAATTATTCTCAAACTGATATGTCAGAGTTTTTGGCACAGTTTTATTTGTACCATTCTGTGAAGCAAAAAAGGCAGTAAGCATCCTACTTATAGTTTGTCACGTTTACAAATGCTCTGAATGTTATATTAGTAGTCGACGACGTAGTAGGAACGAAATGTATAGTATACAC